CTTGTTCCAAAAGATCTTCATATGTTTTAACTGCTCCTGTAATAACACTATTATACTGCATATTCAAGTTAACTTCAACTATCTCGTCTTGAATAAAATCCGAACTACCTTGTTTAGCTCCATCTGTTGGAGCAAGTCTCCATCTCGGAATATAAACTTCTGGTGGATCCGTGACATAACGACGACTAACTTCATTTTCAACAAATCCAACTTTGTGCTTAAACAACTGTGTGCGAATAAAAATTGGAGCCTTGATGCGAAGACTTATCTGAGGATGTGCAAAAGGAGTCCAATGTTTATGCTTTGCAAGATATGAAATAAGTTTTTCATCTTTGTTTGAAAGATAAGAAGAAAATGGTTCATCTTTTCCGGGAAGTTCAGTATAATCTTCTTGCGTACCTCCCCAGTTGCTTTCCTTATTAAAGGAAACCCTGGCAGCGTTGACTACAGTCAAATCGTTGCCCATAACAGTAATTAAATCTACATGACCTTTATCTAAAACACTCACACGCTTTAACATTTTAATCCTTTATTTCGTCGCCGTTTTCATCTTCATCAATAAAACGAAGTTCTACTCCGGGAATGTCGATGCTATCTTTTGCATATTCCAAAGCTTTTTTCCATAATTCTGGGTCAAGTTCTTTGACATATTCGGTAAAGAACGAATTAAACTGCAAAAATGCTTGACATACCTTCAACTGTGCGTCAGCATATGCTTCGTCATCATGATTATCTTCCATTTGATTTTCTCCATGTTAAAAATTTAAGTCTGGCAATATTACCTGAGTACGTATTACTATCTAGCATCTCTTTAGTCTTTCCGTACCCATGGTTTATCACCATCTCATTGATGTCTTTTTCTGGGATGTTTGGCCATATCACAATACGGTGACCATGTTCAATGGCTTTTTCCATCATGTGGTGTAATTCTGCGTTCCGTGGTTCATTGTCAAAGGCAAAAATTAATTTTGCATTTTGAAGTTTGTTGGGCAACAACTCAGGATAACTTGAACCAACCATTGCAATTGCATTGGGAAGGAAAAGTGAATCCAGTGGTCCTTCCACGACATACACATCATTAAGAGTGTTAACACGATCTAGTCCATACCACAGTCGCTCAATGTGAGGACTTTTATAGGTGATGTATCGCACCTTAGCGGTAGGCGACAATGCCCGACCCTGCACTCCAATAATAGTTTTATTTTCGTCAAAAAATGGAATTACAAGCCGAGATTCGACAGTTGCTTCTTTTAAGAAACGGCTTGCAATCTTTGAAAAATCAGAGCAGTAATATAGCAATGACTGTTTATCAACAGGAATTTGTCTTTTGGAAACATAGCTTCTTGCATTGTGTGCAAGTGGCAAATCCGTTATACAAGTACCGATATAATCAGGCACTATTACTTCCGGTTTGCTTGCTATGTAGGCTTCTTTGGCTCCAAAGGTAAACCCTTTGTAAGTCTCCAACGTATATTCCAACGCTAACTCAGGTGCTACATTATCCAAGACAGTTTTTACCGTACAAGCAAATCCACAATTGTGGCACTTGTAAAAGTACTGTCCTTTGTTCATGTAGAAATAACCACGGGTTTTGCTTTTATTCTTCTTAGAATCCCCGCACATGAAACATCTGCACGTAGCAATATTGTCTCTACGCCACTTAAACTTTTCAAGTGACCCAGAAATCATATTAATGAATTTTTTGTCAACTATGTTGTACATTAGACTTGCCAATCAAGACCAACCTTACGCGCCGTCTTGGAGACTGCGCGGTAGTAATCATCCTCGTCACTCTTCTTCTTTTTCGTATCCGTCTGATTGGAACTGACCATAACTGGCTGGTCGTCTTGTTCTACGTCGTGCAACTTCATCTTGGCAAACGACACTCCAATTACAAACTTACGGTTGCTTGCCGTGCTGTTGTATCGATTCTTCAACTGCTTGACCATAAGTTGATTTGCATCATCCAACTCATCAGTACGAATAAGAGCAGCAAAGAAATCTGCAGTAGCAGGAAGACCAAAAGATTCCGAAGTATCTTCAAGACCAATATCGGTGCTTGCAAATCCGCTACGGTTGACCTGAGTTGCACTGAACACCGGGACATCAAACTGAACAGCCAATGCACGAAGCTCTTCGGCAATAGACTTGATGTAATGGTAACTATTCGTGTTTCCGGTATTCTTAATTCGGGCCGAAGAACAGATATTCAGGTAGTCAATGAAGATGATATCAGGCTTGAACTTCTTCTTTGTTGCCAACTCCTGCAAGAGAATACGAAAATGATTAGCGTTAGCCTCGCCAGTCGGATATTCCTTGATGATGAGTCTTCCTTGGCATCGATGCTTCAGTTCATCGATCTTTTTATGATACGTCCCCTTGGACATGCTGCGAAGATCTTGGACAGGCATGTCCAGAAGATTAGCATCAATGCGCTCAGCAATGCGCTCTTCTGCCATCTCCATAGTGATGTAAAGCACATTGAGGTTATTCATCAAGCATGCCGCTGCATGGTGGCACAAGAAAAGACTCTTACCGCAACCAGTGCCGGCCATAATGATGTTGAGGGTTTTGGTAGGAGTACCGCCGCCAGTCACCATATTGAAATAATCAAGATCAAATGGAACGCGACGTTCAGTCTTATTATAGAAATCATGGCGAGAATGAGCATCTTCCATGAAGTCGTGACCTACGCGAGTATCAAAACTCACAGCCAAGGCGTTGCTAAGAATATCGGGGATTGCAGTCTCTGAAAGATTCTGCTCCTTGCCATCCAAAATATTGATGGAACTAAGGATAGCCAAGTGCAATGCCTTATCTTTGCAAAACTTTTCAGTGCTATCGTACAGCCAATTGATATCTTCGCCATCATTATTGCTGTAGACTTCGGAAATCAACTTGGCTGAACCACGATACTCTTCCTCGCTCAGACCCTTCTGGTTTTCCAGAATAAGATCAAGTGCATCCTTAGTTGGAAGTGCATTGTACTTGCTGATGAATTGCGACACCGTATTAAATACGATGCGCTCTACCTTAGAAGAAAAGTACTCCTCCTTGAGGAAGGGGAGTACTTTGCTTGCATAATCGTCTCGCTTAACCAGATTCTTAAGGATGATCTTTTCCATGTGGATCTTCGTGGACATCGGCTTCTAGATCAACGGGCTCATCCCGCTTATCGACCTGTGTTTCGATGTCTTCTCTGTTTACCATTATATCATACAGGATTTCGCCCAAGAAGTCAATGAATGGTTGGTGATTTAAATCCACATTTACATTTTTCGGGGCTTGAAGAACTTCAACATCAAATGTTACGTTAAGATTATCGTCAGTAGGAGAAATGCTAATTCTTTTGAAACGAAATTCTACATTTGCATACTCACCTGTGACAATTTTAATTGGCATTGTATCCAAATCAGCATACTTTGGATCAGTGTCAATAAACTTATAGCTGGTACTCTCAGTCGTTGGAGCCATATTTAAAATCCTTTTGAACATTCGCGTCAATCTGATCAAGAATGTTTTTGGTAAAATACTTTTCGGGATCTTCATCGATATTTTTCTCAAATACCTTAGTCCCATCCGGCAGTTCAATACGGGTTGAGACCTTCTTGAATATATTATATTTTATAGCAAGGTCAGTCAGTCCGTAATATCGACTAAGCCCAGTAGTATAGTTTAGGCGGGTTTCTACCTGAGTATTTTCCTTAACAAATCGGTTCTTGTAGTTAGTGCACTTGATAAAGTTACCAACAACGCCATCTTCAGTCTTATCCTTGCTTTTGGAAAGAGTCAGAATAGTGCTGGCTGCATACTTAAGACCAATGCCACCACCCAATTCCTTGGTGGGAACATAAGCACCGATTACCTGATACGTATGGTTGGTCAGCAACATTGGAATTTTTGCCTTGCCCAACTTTAAAGTCAACACGCGAAACGTTGCTTTTGTCTGTTGTGCTTTGGTCATGTCGCGTACATTCTTACCTTCAGCCGAATCATTCATTTCTTTTTCGGTAGACAACATCCCCAATGAATCAAGAATCATGAAAATAGGTTTACGATCTTCCTCTGGTGTTTCCAGAATATCGTTTACCAATTTTAAAGCTTGAGTCTTGAAGTCTTCAATAGTAGCCACTGGAACCACTGCAATGCGGCTAGTGTCTACACCACGCTTCTCAAACATCTCAGTGGTTACGGCTTGTTCGGTGTCGAAGTAAACTACGACTCCTTCTTTATGGCTTTGCAAAAACTGTGTTGCAATACCAATAGCATAAAAAGTTTTGCCCGTTGCTGGGTCTCCAGCCAAACAAGTAATCTTGTTACTTGGCAAGCCTCCATAAATGGAGCCCGAAAGCAAAGCATTAAGCACATAGGAACCGGTATCAATGAACCCGGTTACATCTGAGCCTTCTAGTCCATTTGCCACGATTGCAGCGTCTGGATTGTTTAGTTTGTTAATTAAAGTTTGTAGATATTTTGACATAGTTTTTAATCTAAGAGTGCGTTCAAATCGCGCAACTCTTCTTTTAGTTCTTGAATTTGTTCCTTGAGACTTTGATTTTCTTCATTAATTTTACTAATCAATGATTTTAAATTGTCACATTCTTTTCGATAACCCTCGGCCTTTTTTTTCCAATCAAGAAAATCATGAGTGGAAACGATTGGTCCATCTAGTTCTTCGTTGTAATCAAAATCCATTTTGTAAATCTGTTTATTGGACAGCTTTTTTTGTGATGTAAACGCGTTTGGATAACAGTATGCCATTATATCGTCGATGCTTTTTGTTGATATGACAGGATCTTCCAAAACATATGAAATTTCTTCTGTGTAATTGTCACTTGACATAATGTATATTATATCTCATCCAAAAAAAGATTCAAGGGTTGGATGATCACTAATTGACCAATTAATTGCCGTAAGCATATTGTCCAATGGTTCCTGCATGGTCTTCTCAAACTGCCTTTCGCGATCCACATACTTATCTAGTTCAAACTCGGGTGGGGGGTCAGAGACAAAGGCTATAACCGCATCTCGCCCACCCTTGCCATACGGATTTGGAATCTTGATAAACACAAACTTAATTTTATCATCTTCCTTGATCGGGGCATGTGATTTATCAAGACCCAACTTCTTAAGATGTGCATTGTAAAGCAAAGATGCTTTAGTAGCAATCGGAGTGCTTTGCTTGTAAATTGTAAAGTTATCTTTGTACTTATCCATACCAGAGACTTTACGTGGCGATGCAATTTCAACCAAAGGAAGCTTCATGAAGTCCTTCTTGAAATCTTGGACATACTTTTTAAGTTCATCAGGAGTCTTGGTGAGAATGATCTTAATACAGTCCTTCAGTTTATTTCGGACAATCAGCGGAGTACTGCTTCGGACAGTCTCCATACCCATGATCTTTAGTTTTGGTTCGGCAAACCGAACTCCTTCTAGATCATTTACAAGAAGAGCATATCGCTTCTTTGCGACAAACATCCCAACGGCAGCGATTGCTTCTCGCTTGAAGAAGATCTTGTTCTCTTTGCACTTCAGGGTTTGTGAAAGGTTTTCCATGACTGAGTTCAGTTTAGCCTGAATCTGAGTTTCGCAGACATTGTTTACAAAATCAGTCTGGTCAACTGGATTCTCCTTGGCTACTAGGTCTTCAAGGTTTAGATATACTGAGTCTGTATCGACAGCAATGACGTAGTCTTTGTCGTTGCTGCTATTAACCAATGAGTTCAAAAAGCCATTCATTTCTATTTCTGCTTGGCGAATAATAACCTGTCCAGTGACAGTAACGGCTGTTGCCAGTTCAGGAGATGAATATGTAAAAGCAGGATTTCCAAGGCAACCATACAAACTGTTAGCCAAAATCTTTTTTACTGATTGGCGAATCTTTAGCGCTGAAATCCGAGGCAATAAAGAAGCATCCTTGTTTGACTCATACTGCTTTTCCAGTTGGATCATCTTCTTCTTTGCTTCTTGGCGTTGATTGAATGTAGTTTCAATCAAGATAGGAATAAAGCCTCGGGCTTTTTTAGTAAACATACTTCCGTTGCAGGCAAGGCATGCGTCGTTTTCTTCTGCCTCCTCCAACAGACTTGGAATTTCTTTGCGCTTGCTTCTAAGAAAGTCATCGGCATTAAAAGAGCAATCAGACTTGATGCAAGTATCCGGAGAAATATTCCATCCCATGATGATGCTTGGGTATAGACTTGTAGCATCAAAGCTAACAATGTTTTTGTAAAGGCCGGGTATGACTTCTTTTACATACGCACCAATAAATTGGTCATCCTTGGCGTACTTTGTCTTGAGCGGTGGGACGATATTATTTTTCAGAAGATAATCGCAGCAGATGGTTTCCCAGATGCGAGTTGCGAAGAATACAGTATCGAATCCAATCTTTGCTTCGTATGCAATGGAGACAGCCAGATCAATTAGTTTTAGTTTGTTGTCCAACCGTTCAACGAGCACAGCATCTTTGACGTTATACTCAGCAAACTTTTGAAAGTTTTGAGTATAAAACTCTTTCATAGAACCATATTCGCTATAGTCAAGTTTTTGCTCATCCAACTCTACTCGCGAGATGAAGTTTAGAGCATAACTTTCTTGGTTGGTACCAGAAAACTTTTTATAAAGATCCAAGTAATCTAGAATAGTATAACCCGGCATTTCGTACACTGTGTACGCTCGCTCTCCGATCTTGATTTGCCTTTCCTTTATCATGTTAAAAGGCGTACATGCAGCAATTTCTTTCTCTTCAAAGAAAAGCTTTGCACGACCCATGATGTAGGGAATATCGAACAGGCGAA